CCAGCCTGCGTAAGTAGCAAACCTGTAAGCATCTACTTCCGGCACAACTTGCGTACGGATGAACTCGCCAGCCAGAGTGCCAAAAGCCATGCCCAGAGTTTCCTCATCGTCCATGCGATCAATGTTGAACTCGCGACCACGCGAAATTGCCAGGGTTAAAGTTTCCCAGCTGCCGGTCACGTCTCCAACAATGTACCCGGTCTCACGAACATAGTTGGCTAAGCCAACCATAGAGGTTTTGAAAACCTTCACAACAGCTGCACCACCGAAGTCCACCGGCTTAGTAAGCCCATCCATGCGAGCAGTTAAACTCGCCATCTTATAAACCTCGTCCAAGATGGGTTGGAACTTCGTTACTAGAGCAGCACTCAAATCTTGTGCCATTTGTTACTCCTTTTGAATTAGGCTTCCGACTTTAGTCCTGCAGCAATTCTTGCTGCTGCTACTGTCGTGTCGCCAATAACAGAACGATTGTGGCTGCCTGCCACAATCTGTGGGATTTCTTTTTCTTCGTTCTCTTCTTCTTCTTCGAACAAGTAAGGCTTGGATTCTTGAAGAGGCGTCAGCTGTTCCGAAAGTCCAATCAGCTTACCGTCCTCCCCTAGCTTAAGCATGTCCTTCTTCAAGTGGGGAATTATGTCGGCAGGATCCTTGACCTTGGCAGCTTTCAGTTCACTTTCGAGAGCATGAGAGAACTTCAATTCAGCCACCTGCAGTTCAGCGTCGGTTTTAGCTTTCTCAGCCGCTGCTTTGTAGGCATCTACCGCTTTTACTAGACCCTCTGGATCTAACTTCTTGAAACCTTCGATAGTTGCACCGGCTTCCGTTAACTGCGCTTGCAGAGCAGCGGTAGAAGCATCAGCAGCAGTTAACGCTGCCTTGTGCTTCTCGATATCCTTACCGTGCAGGACAATAATCTGTTCCAGCACATCCGGCTCCAAGCCAGCCTTTTCCAAAGTTTCCTGCGTCAATCCGAGTTTCTCCAAATCTTTCCTGTTCATTTTGTTACTCCTTGTTGTGCTGTCTAAGACGTATCTTTTAGGTGGCCTCTCCGCCATCGGGACTGCCGGTTGTAAGTCCGGCAACTAGTCTTAATTATACTCTTTTTCTGCGCCTATTTCTTGGGAGGCACAGGAGGCACTTCCACCTTCAGCACTCTTCCACCTTCTCTTACACCTTGCCTATTCAGCCCGGTCTGGTTTATAAAGTCTCGCATCTTTGCTTGCAGTTGTCGCACCTTTGCCAATTCTTCTGTGTTGTCCAGCCCAGCCGCACCCAGTGCCTCAGCCTCTCGCTTTGTCTTGCGAATCTCACGCTCTATAGACCGTTGCTTCTGTGTGGCTTCGTAGACACTTAACGTCTTACCGTTGTAGGAGACAATCTTGTCTGCGTACTCCTGCAAGGTTGCAGCTTTGTAAGCATTTTCGGATAAACCCTCAAAGAACGGGTAGAAAGAGTGGCGGCAGTTTATACCGCATAGTCCGGTAACGGTTCCATAGCCCGTCTCGGTTAGAAAGTCTTCGTACCCAGGTGCCCCACTCAGCGAGAACACTTTCCCCTGCCACACTTCGTGCGTGGGACGAGCGCCGATGTGTGCTGACGTTTGCACCAAGTCAACACCAAGTTCTTGCGCCCTGCTTAACTGCAACGTTCCTGTCGTGGAAGCCACTCCGGTCAAAACAGTCCTTCTCATTGCAACATCTAACTGATCCTTGTGCCCGGTCGGATATGCAATGGTGGTAAGACCTTGTTGTGCTACATTTTTCACAGCACTTCGGATAGCTTGACCGTAAGACATAGCACCAGTGGAAACTTGCATATACGCGAGATCTGCTGCACTAACAAAAGCTTCTTGCGCTGTCAAAGCTGTTGTCATAGTTAAATTATGGATAACACCAGCTGTCTTAGCAAGCCCTTGTAAAAGCACATTCAACATCGCAGGAGACAAGTTTAACGGTAAAGGCTTAAGACCTGCTGCCTTATATATTGCATCGTCAAACTGCAATGTATGGACACCTGCAGCGTTAAAAATTCTTCGCAACTCTAATAAAGTCTTACCCGTAACTTTGCTTAACTCTTCCAGCGCATTTTCGTATGTTAACCCAGATTCGACTAACCGTTGCATCTGCCAAGCAGCCGACTCAAATTTTAACTTTGCAAGCCTACGAGCAATATCATTTATGACAGACTGCTCATATAAACAATACAAGTCTGTTATAGGAATACTAAGTTCATCAAAAGCTGCTGCTGTGAGCACTATTTCTTCTTACCTTTACCTTTTCTTATCTTGCCACCATACTTTCTATCCCATTTCTTTGCCAATTTTGGCTTATGGATATGCAAATAAGCACGCTGCTTCTTAGATTTATATGGCATGGTTACCTGCCTTTAAGATCGCTCTCGTGATAGTATCCTATGAACTTACCTTTCTTATCTTTCACCCCAAAATATTTTCCACTTGGCGCTATTTGGAAAATAACTCCTGTTTTACCAGAACCCTTAACTCTCCCGATTATTTTAACTTCCTGACCTTCGGATAAATTTGCCGTAACAGGAAGTCCCAACATATTTACTTGCGACAATCCAGCAGCTTTCTTAGCAGCGTTGCCCGCGACAGTCCATTCTCCACCTTCCTCACTGCCCTTTGGAACACGTGGTTGGTTAGGATTGTAGCTCATCTCTTTTTGCCTTTCCTTATCTTGCCACCGTACTTCTTATCCCACTTCTTCGCTAACTTTGGTTTGTGGATATGCAAATAAGCACGCTGCTTCTTAGATTTATATGGCATATTTACCTCCGTTTGAACTCATTCTTAAAGAGTTTGTTGACTTCACTCTCCAAGATCTTAACTTCAAAAGCCGAAAAAGTGATGCCTTGACGTTCACTATAAATTCTAAGTGCATCTTCAGCATCAACACTCCCACCAGCCTTCATCTGTTCATAGCCAATGTTAATTATTTCTGCAGCATTGAACTTTTCTAAAACAGATTCTCTTGAAGACAATCCAGCAGCCTTCCTTGCTGCTGTGCCTGCTATATCTGCCGCTTTTCTATCCAACGCATAACGACGTCTCCTATTCGCCTCGTTTCTCTGCGCAATTCTTTCATTGTCTAAAGATTCGACACTACCTCCAATTCGCCGTCCAAAAGGTCCAGTTGTAAACTGTCCACCCTCTGGCGAACCAGCCTTTACATGATACGGATTTCTTTCGGTCATGCTACACTCCTTTCATAGGTTGCCCAAACACATCTTGTGTCTCAGGCACTTCCACTAATGCCAACTGCTTCTTTGCAGTTGCCTCGTCCTCTCCCATATTACGCATACGAAACTCCAGACGACCCATAATCTGCGAGGTCACCAGTCGTAGATCTTGTGTAAACATAGCTTCCCTATCCACCACAATGCTGTCATCCCATGAATAGGTCGCAGAATATGCTCCGGCAGGTGCAAGTTTAGACAATGTCGTCCAAGCATCCATTGCCCAAAGCAGTTGTTCCAATGCTTGCTCTAGCGATTTCTGTGTATCGGACACTGTAACGAACGAACGCTGCCGGCTAATCTTTAGCTCAGTGGCAGTCTTATCTATCGTCTGAGGATTCGACAATGTGCCATACGCCAGCCCGCAGGCAAACTCTACCTTTCGCAGAATGGCTTCCAATCCTGCAAGCAGATTCTGCTCCCTGAAATTCGGTGACCACTCTTCGAACAACTCACCCTCTGCCGAACCAGTTTCCAGCGTGCGATATAACCGTTTATTGGGCAGAATGGGTTTGCCGTCTTCATCCTTGCCAAATGCTAACACATCTATATACAGCGCTCTCTTGCCACTGTCGAACTCCCACAGCAAGTCAGACCATTGTCTGTCTGCCTGCTCCACCAAAGAAACAGCACGTGCAAAACAACTTACACCTAAAGGACTGGTAGAGTCTATGTTGTTTGCTTGCGGATAACGGAAGTATGCAAAGAGCGGTTTTTCCAGAGGAGAAATCGTTGCCTCCAATTCCAAGTCTTTCCACACTTCCACTTCTGTTAATGGGCACTCGTTGCCCAGGTTATCCTTAACTGTGGACTTAAAAGCTCTGTTTGTAACTTTGCAGCCCTTGTCCTCCATACTGTGGTACTCTAATCTTGTATACCACCACGTGCCTTGTTGTCGGGTATCGGCAAATACGCAAGCAGTTATGTTTCCGTTCTCATCGAAGCTTACAGGGAAAAATTGATCTGCTTGCACAAAGTCCACCAACACTTGCTTGCCCACCACATACGGTTTCAGCATAAGTCCACCCTTAGCAATACCGTACTCCACTTGTTGTCGCAGTTTGTCTAGTACAGGATTCAACTGTGCTGTTAAGAAGTCCGCTCGTGCAGAACCAGTCAACTTCACCTGCATTTCAATAGTTACGGCACGTGCAATTTCACTCGAAATAGCAGCTGCCAAGTTTAAGCTTTTCACATCTGCGCTAAGCCACGTCGCTTTGTTCTCATACATCTGGCACCAGGTCTGCAACGCAGTTGCCATAGGTGCGGAAATCGCAGCATCCACCTTCATAGACGACTTCAAAGTTTGTGTCGTTAGCATCTTGTCTATCCTTTCACGAATCCATTGCAAGATCTTTGCAAACATTCTTAATCACCTTCAGTATATTGCGAAAAACTATTTGGATCGGGATCCAAACGACTTATGCTAATATACTCTGCTCCAAATTTAACTCCAGGTATTTTAGTCCATGAATATCCTCCACCTCTCTCATATGCTGAAGGATAAATGT